CAGATGGAGATAAGCTCATAAATATCGTAGAGGCTATTTGGCATCTACCTGAAAAGCATGATGCTCCACTTGTGCTAACTGATTGGCAGAAATGGTTAATACGCCATGTTCTAGAAAGGTATCCAGAAGGCCACCAGTTGGCTGGTAGGCTGCGATACAAGCAAGTATGTATCTCCATGCCTAGAAAGAACGGAAAGAGCCTCATAGGGGCCTTATTTGCCTTATACGGTATGCTCCTGCATGAACCTGCGCCTGAAGTTATTAGCGTTGCAGCATCCTCAGATCAGGCTAAAATTGTTTATAGAAGGCTTCTACATCAGGTAAATAATAGCGATTTATTGAAGACATTATTCAGCAGAAGCACTGAACATCGTGGACTATGGACTGCAGATGGCACGGGAGTATATAAGGTTATTGCTGCAAAGGCTGCAACTGCTCAGGGCCTCCACCCATCACTGGTGGTCTTTGATGAGCTCCATGTGGCAAATGAGGACGTATGGACAGCTATGGCATTAGGTTCAGCAACTCGTGAGGACGGAATGATCCTTGGAATCACTACAGCAGGCGATGACACATCAACTTTGCTTAAAAATCTATATGAGCGTGGTGCCAAGGCTATTGATGGGCAGGAAGACCTAGAAAGGTTTGGATTCTTCTGCTGGGAAGCTCCATTAGGCTGTGAAGTATTAGATGAGGTGGCAGTAAGAAGAAGTAACCCTCAATTAGCTACAGGAATCCTAAATTGGGAATCAGTAAAGAATGAATTGGCTACTATGCCAGAAGCAGATGCCAGAAGATATAGATTAAATCAATTTGTCTCATCTATGAACGCTTGGCTACCTGTAGGCACATGGAATAATCTTCCAAGAGCAAATGTTGTAAATCCTAAAGTCTTTGCCATAGATAGGACTCCAGGATGGGATCATGCCTCAATTGTATGCGCTGAAGAGCAGGCAGATGGAACAATAGCTACAGAATTGGTAGCATCCTTCAATAATACAAATATTGATGATCTAATAGC